TAGAAGTGCTTTTTAAAAGACCACCATTAAATACTTTTGTCAATAAGTTTTTTGATAAATTGTAAATGTTTTTTAAAGTTGCTACAATTCCTAAAGCAACAAAGACTTTGCCAACTGTGTTTAGTTTTTTCCAACCATCATAAAGATTTGATAAAGTTGTTTTTATTCCTTCATATTTCCAAGAAATTTCTTCTGTAATTGGGTTAATAACTTTTGTAAAACCTAACCATTCCATTAAAGCATCTCTAATTCTTGTTGCTTTCATTTCGACATTGTCAAGTTTATCTTGATATTCATCAAATGCTTTGTTAAAAGCATTCATAATGTCAGGGTCTATTCCTCCACTAGCACCTGCACTTGCACTACTTGAACTTGGTGTTGTAATAACATTTAATTTGTCAAAACCTCTTAATCCTCTTTTCAATTTTTCAGCACTAGCACTTGCACCTTCTAAACCTTCTTCTAATTCAAAAACACTATCGCTTGTATCTCCTAAAAAATTGTAATCTTCTTCGTTGTAACCAAATAATGTTGCGACCATATTAATAATTTCAGTTAAAACCATTAATATAGCATTTAAGTAAGGTAACATTTCTTCTAATATAGGTAAAAATACATTACCTATCGCACGATTAAATCTTTCCCATTGTTCGTTTAATATTCTCATTTGGTTAGATGGGCTTTCAATAGTTCTTCCCATATCACCAATAGATTCACTTAATTGGTCTGTAAGTGAAATTACTATTAATAATCTTTTTTCAGCAAATGACAAATCAGTAATTGCTCTATTTATTCCTAGATTATCTAAAGTTGTTTGTAGTGTTGCTTGTGTAATGTCACCACCAGTTAAACCTCTTATGGGTTTTGTTTGACCTGCTAATGAACTTTGTAAAACACTACTAGCACGTTCAATATCAACGTTATATAATGAAGAAATATCCAAACTCATTTGTGTTAATAATTGAGATAATTTATTTCCTGTTTCTATTGACACACCCATAGCATTTGATAATTGTTTAAATATACCAACATTTCTAACTAGCCAACTTTCATCCAAACCATACATTTCGGTCATTGTATTAATGAATTTATCGGCACTTTTAGTATTACCGTCAAATGCAACTTGATACAAGTTCAAGTTTTCTAAATAGTCAAAACTAGATTTTGTTAAAGCACTAAATTCTTGTGTTAAGTTTTTTGCGTGTCTAGTAAATTCTCTTATTGCTCCATATTTAAAAGCATTATTTATATTTTTTTCTACATTTTTTGTTTCTTTGTCTATGTTTTTAATGCTTTCGGCACTTTTGGATAAGTCATTTATCATTCCTTTATCCATACCCGACAATATAGAATTTACTTTACTTAAAGTTTCTCTATAACGTTCAAGTTTTTTTTCGCCATTAACGTAATTTTTAAACGTTATTTTAACTTCAGTTTGATTGTCCATTTACTCACTTCCTTTCTTGTTGTTTTCTTTCTATTTCTTGTAAATATCTTTGTTTCATAGTTCCAAAGAAAACAAGTGATTCTTCATAATCTTTATAGTTATCTTTCTTTTTATCTTCAAGTTTTTTTCTTTCTTCTTCTTTTAACAATTCACTATAAGGTTTTTTAGGATAAGTTTCAATTTTTGAATTATCAATTTTAGGACTTTTTGAAAAACTTGCTACTATATTTCCTATAAATTGTTTTAAAGAAGAAAACAACTTGCCATTACCATCGTGATTGTAAAGCCCTTGTAACCAACACTTGTAATCAAGTTCTTCCATTTCCCTTTTTTTCTTATTAATAAAAGAAGTACGGTATGAAACAAATAATTGTGGGTCATCTCTCCAAAATTCATCTGCACTCATTCCGTACTCTATTGCTTGTGGAAAAAGATAATTACAATAATATTCGTAATAGGAATTATTATATTTTTTAAATATATCTTCTTCTTCTATTTGTTGGCTTGGGCTATCAAGTTTTTTCTTTCTTCATTGGCTTGTTGTTTAATTTCAACACTAGCCTTTAAATATTCGCCTAATTTTTGTCCAATCCATTCAGCCTTTTCTTTATCTTCTAAATATGGTTTTACTAATTCTCTAACTTGTGTTAAAGATAATTTATAATTAGGATATAACCAAACGTGAAAACTTCTTACTATTATCTTGTCTAATGTTTCTTCTTTAAGTAATACTTCTTTTTCTATTTCTTCATCACTAGGAATTGAAGCAAATGGGTCATAGTCATCTTCTACTTCTTCTTTATAGTCATATAAACTTCTTTGTATAATTTCCATAGACTTATTTATATTGCAATGTTGGTCGATTGCAACGAAACTTTCCCTATTTAATTCAAGAGTATACTCTTGTCCATTTAACTCAATAATTTCATTTCTTTTCATATTATTATAATCATCCAATCTTTTTTATTTTAATGCCTTATTTTAAGGTTTTAACAATTAATCGATAAATTATACCAACTTATTGTTAAAACCTTTGTATAAGGCTAATTTTATTGTATTTTTAAGGATTAAGCATTTACAATTACTAAAACACTTCTTCTAAATGAGTTATACCCATTTTTTGTAGCATCAATAGTAATAACGCAATCTCCTTTAGTTTTACCAGTAATAGTTACTACTTTGCCTTCTGCAATTGCAGTAGCAACATCTTCACTATCGCTTTCAGCAGTTAATGTAGCATCTGCAGGGTTTGTTGATAAGTTTAATTTGTATGTTCCATTTGCTTTAATTGTAACAACTTCGTCAATAGAACTTGTAAATACTACTGTATCTTCAATTAAACTATAACAATTTTCAACATATTCGTCTTTTGAAGTTGGTGTAATTGTTAATTGTCCTTGTTCTAATCCACCTACATCAGTGTTGTTAGCCATATAACTAACTGTTCCACTATATTTGAAACCTGTAAAGTCTGGTAAAATTCTTAAAAACTCAACAACTTTTCCTTTAACACTTTCAACAACGTTAATATTATCTCTATGTGTATAGAAAGGAATTGTTTTTTGTGGGTTTTCAGTTCTACCTTCAACAGATGTCGCTTGAACATTACCAATAACTGTTTTGTCTAATTGTGCTGGTGTTGAACCATTTTCACCAGTACCAGTTATAGGTAAGAATAAAGAATATTTTCCATTTTCTTTTTTTGATAATAAAGCACTACCTCTGTGTTCTGATAATGCTCTATCTTCAACACTATTTAATAACATTCTTATCTCATCTCCTTATTATATTTCCTCTAACATTACCCACCATACATTGATAATTTATTGTTTTTCTTAAAATGTTTTTATCAAGGTTTGGTGTGATTTTGTTTAAAGTTTTTCTCATATTTAATTTTTTCCCAAAAAAATTCATAGTTAATTTACTTAATTCATCTATGATAACTTGTGAAGCAACTATTACATTAGTTCCCTTCACTTTATCTTTTGCATAAATGTTTATTGTAAAATAAAATGCTTCATAATATTCCAAATTATCGATTGTTCTATTATCAGTATCGGTGTTATCTGCTAATGAACAAGTTACTAAAGGAAAGTATGGGGAAGCATTAGTATTATATTTTGCAACGTGAGGTTCATATTGTGAATTTTCTTTTATGTATTCTTTAAATTCTTCATATATTTGTTCGTATATATTTTCCATATTATCCCACCTTCTTATTTGCAAAATAAGTGTTTACCCATTCTTTCAATTTCTTTTCAACTTCGATAGCAGTAAATCGATAAACTTCTGCACCTTCGTAACCATAGGTTGAATATAAAGTATCATATTGTCTATACGACCAAGCGAAATTATAATCTCTTACATTATATTCCCAAGCACCTTGTTTTGGTGCATTTTCACCAACTATTCCAACACCATATTCAAATGCTAATGCTATATTAAAACCATTAGGATAATCATCCAACTTGTCTTTATCTTGTATAGCCAACATAATTTGAGGAATAGTAAAGTCATTATATAATTCAAAACCATTTGAAGTTTCTCTTATTTTATGCCTATTGTTATATTCTTCTATCCATTCATCATTAGTAGTTCCGTGTATTCTTTGTCTAGCAACTTTTTTAACAGTTTCTAAAACTTTATTTTGAATATACTTTTGAAAGTCTTTGTCAGTTTTCATTTTTATTAGTTTATCGACATAAGAAATTTGTTCTTGCAATTTATCTAAATTAACTACACTTACACTTGTTTTTAAACTAAACATTTTATTCTTCTTCTTTTTTTGGTAAAACAAATTTAGATTTATCTTTTTTTTCTTCAACAAGTTCAAATTTCTTTGTACCAATAAAATCACTTGCTAAAGATTTTTTTACAAGTTTAATTGCACCTGTTTTTTTATCTCTTATTTTAACTTTATCCATATTAATCCTCCTTAATAATTTCTTCAAACATTACCATTATTTTTGTATTTTGTTCTCTAAATGCTTTTACAATGTAATTTGCATTTTCCCCAAACACTTGTTCGCCTTCAGGATTTGCACCATATAAATATGCTAAATCAAATTCTTTAAACATATTTCTATCGCTAGAATTTATTAAACATTGAACAACATTTACTTGTACTTCCCCATAAACTTCTTTATATGCTTGTAATTCTCTCCAAGTTAATGGTTGATAATTTACATTCCCATAAAAGAATGGTTCTTTATAAGTTGTTATTTCGTTATTATAATCGTCATATTCTATTTTTTCTTTTCTTGCTATGTATATAGGTTTATACACATTTGCAAAAGTATCATAAGGTGCTTCAAACATTTATACCACCTCTTGTGTTTCATTTACCACTATATAACCAACTTTTGATTGAATTTCATCTGTTAGTTCGTGTGGTAAATATGCACTATTACGTGTCCAAGCAAGACCATTTTCTGAATAAGATATAATACCAATAGTTCCTATTGCTTTATATAATTGTTCTGCACATCTTAATTGCCAATTATAATACTTTAATGGTAATTCTAATTTGGAATAATCTTGATAAGGAAATCTTATGGATAACGCAATATACTTACTATCATCCAATAAGCGATTTAAGGCTTTTTCGTATGTTTCTTCGTTATTGAAAACTTGTTCTTTATAAACAATTCTTTCTTTTAACAAATCTAATTGTGTTTTGCTTTCTACTACATTATCCATAAGTAATCTCTCCTTTTATTATCCTCTTGAAATTATTCTTGCAACAGGAATTAATTTATCGTCAACATAAACTTTAGCACTATTTGTTTTATCGTTGTTTGCTAATTCCCAGTTTGCACCATTTTCAAAATCTACGTTTGTTGGTGATACTGTTCCAGTTCCTTTGTAAGAAATTAAGTATGGTACTACCATTTCTCTAACTCTTGAAATTAAGTCAGTTTTACCACCTTTATCGTATGGGTCTCTTGCTAATTCGATTGGTTTGTTAATTTGTAAACCAATGTTTTCATATTCAAAGAAACCTTTTTGGAATACATAAGTTGTATATGCTGTGTAACCATCTCCTGCACCTTCAGCACTTTCTGCAACTTCTTCCATTGGCATTTCATCATCTACGATAACTAATTTACCATTAAATGTACCGATTGCTAAATCTCTTGTAATTCCATTTGCATCAGTATATTTTAAGAATTCGATTAAGTTTAAACCTTCTAAATTAGTAGATACTGCACTGTGCATAAACATAATATCAAATTTTGCTTTTTTATCTCCTAATGCTTTTTGTGCTGTTTTGTTCATTGTGTCTGGTGCTAAATTACCTTCAACTTCGTAAGTGTGTTTTTCAACGAATTG